TTCTGATAGATTTCAAAATCGAGCATCGTTCCTTTGGGTATCACAGAAAAATATTCTCCCTGCATCATAAGCTGATAATTTATACCTTTTTTCTTTTTTGCCTTTGTGTATGCCGCAAGAATTATATTGTAATACTCCCGGTTTTGAAAAAATATTTTTGGTATCTTTACATTTGTCTTGGAAATATTTTTTGTTTTTATTTTCAAATCCTTGCAGATCAGGCGTGCAATCTGCTCTGGTTTTTTCTTTTTAAACTTATAGGTTCCTTTATTTTTTAGGAGATACCAGAGCAGGTCATACGCCAAAAAAGAAGCCGTTCCAGCTTCCCCGGTTCGGCCTCTTCTTATTAGTTTTCCACAGAAAAGTAACTTACTATCATCATATAATTTTATTACATCGCCCAGAGCTGGAGTAGGGATAGCAAAATGATTGTCCCCGGCCGGATTAAGTAAAGTGAATTCAACTGATCTGGCTGCTGAATAAGCACTTCCCGCCCATGTAACCGTTGAAACTATATCTGTAATATCGTTATCGTTCCATTTTAATTTTATGCTCATTTCGGAATCACCAACTTTGTTCCTGCGTACAGATATTTACCTTTATTGCTTGACTTTTTTTTATGCTTCCTTGCAGCCTTTTCTATTATCTTTTTATTTAGATTATAGATTTTTTTCCAGTTCGAAGATTTCCCTGTTTTCTTTTTCGCAATTTTCAAAAGCGTATCTCCCTTTTTCACTTTGTAAATAGTACCGCCATTTTTCAATTTATTTAAAATTGATCTCAGCGTAGTTGCTGCCTTTTTATTTACCTTTTTCCCTGTTTTTGTATTCGTCTTTTTCGCAGGCTTTGAATATTTTACAACGATATACTCTTTAAGATTTATCGTAAAATTAACATCCCCAGTGGCATCGTTTTCTCCATACTTAAAATTTTCTATTGACACTTCCATGTTTATGTCGGCATCCCCGGTTATGATCAGCCGGGGAGTAACGTTGGAATCTTTCCATCCCTCTATCTTTTTTACGTAGATATATGGTTTTTTGAATCCATGATACTGGCAAAATGGGTAATCATGATTCGGAAAAAAGGAACTGATCTCTATCGTTTTTAAGTTCCTTTTCCCTAGCAAGTTTACTTCGCCTTTCCGATGCACATTCTCTGAAGTGTTTTGTTGTGAAGACTCCACCTCAAAGGAAGAAGGCAGTATTGGCAATCTGATTTTATCGTTTCCGTTGTTCAGCCATATTTCCATATTGTCCTCCTTATACCGGTATTGCTTCCAGTTTATCCACAATCTTATCCACAATTTCATCGATGTCTTCATCTTTCCTTACAATGACTGTATCTGCAATTTTCTCAAACCGATAGATTTTTGTACCTTCCGTTTTTGCCATGCGTACCGATCGATCATGAGGATACACTCTCGTACCACGCGGCAGATCTACAATTTCTCCACCTTTTTCATTGATCTGCACGATACCGCCTTTCCAATTCTGCGTACCTTTTGCTAATTGCGGAATTTTTGGAATATTAAATCCTCCAAATCCTTTTCCACCGATTCCCGGCACCCAATCTGGAACAGTAAAGTTTAACTTATTAATTCCTGATATTGCCAAATTCAAAAGTGAAATAAGTGTATTTAACGGTTTCTTTGCAATTCCCGGAAGTGCTTCAAACACTCCATAGAAAATTTTTTTCATTCCCTGCCATGTTTTTTCCCAATTTCCTGTACATACTCCTGAGATAAATTCGATTAATCCTTTTATGATTGATACCACACCATGTACCTTATCAATTATTGTTTTTGCCCAGGATGCTATTGTTACGATTGTTACTTTCAGTCCAACAATAAATGCTGTTTTAAATAACCATAAAACTAATTTTCCAACCGGTGACAAAATCGTAGCGAAATCTGAAATAACATGCTTGATAATTTTAAATCCAGAAGAAGCAAACGCACGTACTTCGTTGATTTTATCGCCCCATTTTTTTACATCAATTCCTGCTTCTTGCATTGTCTGCTTAATGAATTTTCCCAGTTTTTTTGCAATCACAATAATCTTATCCCAGTTTTTATAAACCAGGATTCCTGCTGCAACGATTGCAATCAAGACAGCTACAACAATTGCGCCAGGACTTGTAAGCCACTTCATAAAACTTCCTGCTTTCTTTATCCCTGTACTGATTCCATTTATCGTTTTAATAAACTTTACTACGCCCTGAGTTGCTTTTCCAATCACAATCAATACCGGACCTACAGCAGCCGCAAGCATCATCATCTTAACTGTCTGTTCTTTTTGCTTTGTGTCTAACTTCGAGAATTTTTCCGTTAACTCTTGTACCTTTTCCGCTGCTTTTGTAGCTGGAGGAACTACTACCTGCAGCACACTTTCCCCGAAGATTGTCATTGTATTTTTAGCAATATTAATGACTTTTCGGATTTTCGTCATGGAAGTCTGCATATTTTTTAAGGCTTCATCCGTAGAACCAGTTGCTTTTTTCATTTTCTTTGATTTATCCACAAAGGTATCATACTGTACTCCTGTTAAAGCCAGTACAGCAGTTAAAGCCCTGGAGTTACTAAATAACGCTGCCATTTTATCGGATTGGCCACCAGTTTCTTTTTTAAGGATTTTTAATACACCGGCCATGCCTTCTGCTTTAATCATGGCTTCTCCGTTTTTATAGCCGTATTTTTCCATTAATTTGCTCATGGCATCCGTTGGCTTCATCAATCCGGTAAATACGCCTTTCATCTGCGTAGTTACCTCTGCGGTATTGCCGGTTACCCCAGTAAGGGTAGCCATCGAACCAAACAGTTCCTCGTAAGAGACGTTCAGGGCATTTCCAAGTGGAAATAATGGCTGCATACTTGCAGCTAATTCTTTGTATGTGGTAACACCTAATTTCTGTGTCTGAAAAGCCATATCAGATATTTTTTTAGCTGTTTCGTTATTAATACTGTTATAGCCTTTCATCGCTGAAGATATCAAGGAAACTGATTCTGATACCTCCGCTCCTCCGGCTTTTGCCGCCTTTGCAGAAGTATTAAAAATTTTCTCTGTTGTTTTTCCGGAATCTCCGATTGATGAGATCATCTGGTAGACACCCTGTGTAACCGTATCAAGATTCAATCCCGTTTCATTCGATGTTTTTAATGCAGCGTTTTTATAACTTTCCAAGTGGCTATGGTCATCTAAAAGGGTATTGACCTGTCCAAGATTCTGCTCAAAAGTATCTGCCATTTTTCCGGATGCGGTCATAACAGTTACAATTGGTACAGTTACACCTTTTGTCAGGCTTTTTCCTACTCCTTCTACGCTTTTTCCAGCCTTTTTAATATCATTGGATATTTTATTTATCTTTCGTGACTGTTGCTGCATATTTTGTACAGCCTTGCTAAGAGGTGAGGAAAACTTATCAAATAATCGCAGGGTCGCATCTACAAATTTACTCATTATTCCTCACTCTCCTTTTTTATGTCCTCGATTTCCTGTTTGATAAATGCAGTCATTATCTGCTGTTCGTACTCTCCCATCTCGCAAAAAGTCCGGGGAAAAATATTATGCAGACGGAAAAGCCAATACATAATATTAACTTCACCGTCTGCATAAATTAGTTTTTTACAACTTCCTCAATATTTTCTTTTTTTCCTACCTCTTCGATTGCATCTGCAATATCATCAATTTCCCCATTAAAAAGCAGTTCGGCTAATCCCATCGGATCCCCTGCTCCAAAATGTTCGATCAGGCTTTCATCTTTTAATGACGGCTGTACGATTCCTTCTACAAGGGTCATAAGCTTAGATTCAAATAACTGTCCATTATATTTTCCTTTATTGAAATCAAGACACATAGACTGGATATCTGTCTTTTTTCTGTCCCGGATTCTTCGGATAATGATAGTTCCATCACCGATCCACTTTTTCATATTGCAGCTCTCATATTTTTCTGTGATTTCTTCTGTTAATGTCGTTTTATCAATACTTAATAATTTTTCAACTAAATTCATATAATCTTCCTCCTAATTAATCCGGAATTGTATCAATAGGCTCCACACCATCGAAAGTGAATGGATAGCTTTCTTCGCCAAGTTTTCCTGCCTCCCAATCTATTAATGTTACCTCATCAAACGTTACACCTGTCAGTTTCACTCTTTCATTTCCTGCCACTGCCGGGTCATCAATATCTGAAATAATCGTAACAACAGGGCTTTTCCCTTGCTTGATATCCTCAAGCAATTTTAAAATAAAATAAGAAGATGTCTTATTTAATTTCAATGTGCCTGTGCCCTCTATTCCTGTTATCTTCTGTCCTTTTGCAAGCGTGCCTGTCTGCGTCACATCCGTCTTCGCTAACTTATATTTTGCCTGGAGTGCTGTTGCCTGCGCCATATAGTCAGAGTCAATCCACACCTTTCCCCAGGTTCCGTTTAATACCATATCTGGCTTAAAAATCTTACCCATATTTCTCTTGCTCC